CAGGGAGCACTTGCTACAAAGCTTGCAGCAGGCGCAAACTGGTTCAACCTAACCTGATAACTAGGTAACTAAGTCGCTCTGGGGAGTAGTAGCCCTCTACTCCCCAGAGTCTTTAGAAAGGAAACAAAATGGCTCTCACGACAGTAAGTGAATTACGCTCCACACTTGGAGTCGGCACCCTGTACACAGATGCCGTTTTGCAGGAAGTTTGTGACGCATCAGATGCAGTTCTTATTCCTATGTTATGGGCTCCTAAATGGTTTACTGTTGCACATAGCAATGTTGTAGGCACAGGCACTTTGTATTTTAACGATGATATTCTTGATACTTTTTATGTAGGTCAAAACGTAACGATTGCTAATTCAGGTGCTTCTTATAATGGCACTAAGACAATTACAGCAGTAACCGATTATTCAATCAGCGTAGCAACAAACCATAGTGTTGCTCAGGCGTATCACCCAATCTTTCCTTATGGATCTGTATCCACAACTACTTACACAGACTGGACAACAGATACAGCAGTTCAGAACGCAGCTTTAATGATATCTGTTGAAATCTGGCAAGCGCGTACAGCCACCCTTTCAGGCAGTAACGCTGTCGATTTCCAGCCAAGCCCTTACCGAATGAGCGCACAGCTTCTCGCTAAGGTGCGAGGATTGATTGCACATGCGCTAGACCCTCGCTCAATGGTGGGCTAATGCCTCCAGTAGCGATAACTACACTCCGCACTACTTTAGCCACCGCGCTAGTAGATAACACTAAATACCAAGTTTTTGCTTTTCCACCTGCCACAGTTCTTGCTAACTCTGTGATCGTGTCTCCAGATGATCCTTATCTGACTCCTAGCAATAACCAGCACATCACTATTAGCCCAATGGCTAACTTTAAGATTATTATGACAGTGCCTTTATTCGATAACGAAGGCAACCTTAACGGGATTGAGGATACAGTCTGCGGTGTGTTCGCTAAGCTCGCAGCATCATCTTTGACCTATAATGTAAGCGCAATCAGCGCACCAAGTATTCTCAATGCTGCTTCGGGTGACCTACTCAGCTGCGAGATGTCCGTATCAATCCTTACGAGTTGGAGTTAAAATGTCCGAGTGGGAAAAAGAAAACGAAGCCTTCCTGATCAAGATCGGGCAGGTAGCACCAGCAGTAACAAAGCCAGCAACTACTAAGAAGGACGAGGAATAATCTCATGGCTGTATTTCTAAATAACAATGTAGGTGTGAAGATTAATTCAGTCGATCTTTCAGACCATGTAACAGCAGTAACAATCAACCGCGTATTTGATGAGCTAGAAGTTACCGCAATGGGTGACTCATCTCACAAGTTCGTTAAGGGTCTAGAGTCATCAACAGTGACAATCGACTTCCTAAACGACACAGCAGCAACAAATGTATTGGCAACACTACAAGCTGCATGGGGAACAACAGTCACATGTGTATTCCTACAGACAAAGGGAACAGCAGTTTCAGCAACTAACCCTCTGTACACAGTTTCATTGCTAGTCAATAACACTACAGACATCAATGGTGCTGTTGGTGACATTGGCACACAGTCAATCACATTCACTGCTAACTCAACAGTTGCAGTAGCAACTACAGGCACATTCTAAAAAACTAACAAAGGGGCAAACCATGGCAAAACTAAAGATCGTTCGTACAGATGGAAGCGTATTAGAAGGCGAGATCACTCCAGCAGTGGAATATTCGTTTGAGCAGTACGCTAAAAAGGGCTTTCATAAGGCGTTCCGCGATGAAGAAAAGCAAAGCGATGTCTATTGGTTAGCATGGGAAGTAACACGCAGGTCAGGTGAAACTGTTAAGCCTTTCGGGATGGATTTCATTGAGACACTAAAAAGTGTCGAGGTGCTTGATTCAGACCCTTTAGCTTAAAGCGCGATCTTCCATTCACCTATCTAATCGCTAGGCTAAGCATTAGATTGGGAATCGCGCCACAGCAGTTATTAGATCTAGATAAGACCATGCTCGATGCATTAGTGCAGGGGCTCAAGGATGAAGCGAAAGAGGTGAGCGATGCCAGCAAGCGTAAAGGGCGGCGTTAAACTTCGCAAAGCACTTCGCGCTTTTGCTCCAGATCTTGCAAAGGAAACTCAGAAGGAAATCGCTGGAGCTCTTAAGCCTATTACTAAAACCGCTAAGGGTTACTTTCCCGATGATGGTCAAGTCCTAAGCGGATGGTTAGCGCGTGAGGGTTCGCAGGCTCGATTCCCTAGTTACAATGCTCGCATCGTTAAGGCAGGTGTTGGCTATAAAACTTCACCATCTAAGCCTAATCGTAGAGGTTTTAGATCACTTGCTCGCGTATTCAATAAGAGTGCTGCTGGAGCGATCTATGAAACTATGGGGCGTAAGACCCCGAGCAGTCGCTTTGTACAGAATCAGAGTAGCAAGTACGGCTCATCCATGAAGGGTGATGGCAAGATGGAAGGTCGAGCCTTATTCCGTGCCTATGAAGAAAATAATGGCAAAGCGAGAGAAGCAGTCCTAGCAGCAATTAAGGGCGCAGCTGACAAACTAAACGCGAGAGCAAAGGTGTAAATCATGGCTAATGTAATGATTGATATTGCAGCGGAGTTCACAGGCAATAAAGCGTTTAAGCAAGCAGATACTGCTACCGACAAACTTAGCAAAAATGTAAAGAAATTAGCAGCTACTTTTGGTCTGACATTTGGCGCAACTGCCGTCCTTGCTTATAGCAAAGCTGCCGTTAAAGCAGCAGCGGCAGACCAGAAGGCTCAACAGCAATTAGCATTGGCTCTTAAGAATGTTGGCTTAGGTAGAGACGCGGCAACTTCTGAAGCTTATATCCAGAGACTTCAGAGCGAGTTTGGCATCGTTGATGATCTCCTTCGTCCTAGTTATCAGACACTGGCGATAGCCACACGCGATTCTGCTGAGGCTCAACGCTTAATGAACATTGCTCTAGATGTAAGTGCCGCTAATTCTTTGGACTTGGGCTCAGTTACAAAAGCCTTGAGTCGTGCATACTTAGGAAACAACACAGCACTTTCTCGCCTACAGGTAGGCATCTCAAAGGCAGATCTTAAATCCAAATCTTTCAAGGAAATCACTGACCAGTTATCTGCAACCTTTGCTGGATCAGCGACAGCAGCGGCAAACAGTTATCAAGGTTCAATGGATAAACTGGCAGTTGCTACTGAGAACTTTAAGGAATCTATTGGTGTTGGCTTAATCGAAGCCTTGAACATTCTCAATGGTGAACAAGGACTTGCAAAGACAACTTCTGAGATGGACAAGCTTGGTATTAAATTACAAAACGCCACTATCGGTGCAGCTTACTTTGTAGATGAATTAAAGAATATACCTATTGTTGGTGGACTTTTGTCATCTATCCTAAGTAAGACTGTAGGAGATCCACTAGGCATTGTCTCATTGATAAATGCATTTGAGAAGTTGAAGCAAGAGCCAAGACCTTTTAGCACAGGGATGTCTATTTCTGGTCAGGTACAAATTAAGCAAGAAAAACAGATTGCTAAACTGACTGCCGAGCAAGCAAAGAATCAAGCCAAGATTACTAAGGATAAGAAACTTCAGGCTGCAATTGATAAGGCTAACCTTGCTCTTAATAAGGGCAGCGATGTCTTTGACATGGACAAGATCCAGATAGCAGCAGCGCTTACATCTCAGGCTGAGCAATTAGGCAAGGCAACTAGCGCATCACAGGCTTTACAGATTGCTAACGATACTGCTCGCCTTAATGTAAAGCGTTCAATTCTTGCACTAGAAGATGCCATTGCTTCTAAGGATGAAGCCTCTATCGCTGCTGCAACTAACAAACTCAATGCAGATCTTAAAGTGCTTGGTGCGCTAACTGGTCAGAGCATTAAACTCTCAGACATTAAATCTATCCTTGAAAGCCTCAAGCCAGCAGATCTAATCAATCTGGCTAACCTAGATGCTGCTATTGCTAAGATGATGGAATTGATAAGACTGCAAGGCACTAAGCCATCGGTCAGCGGTGGTGCGGTAGGCGGTTCAGGCGGTGGCGGTGCTGCTGTAACTCAGCCTCGAAGCATTGCAGAAGTAAATGCAGCAGTCGCAGAGCTTGGACTTAACACACAGATCCAGCCTAACCTGAGAGAGTACACACCTAACCAAGGCATGATCTCAGGCATTAGTCCTAATGGTCGTGAGTTTAACTTTAGCGTTACTGTGAACACTGGCATCGGAGACCCTAACGCTATTGCAGAAGCTATTGACCAAGTGCTTATCGATGCAGTTAGCCGAGGCACATTACGCGGTGGAGCAACACTGGCATGACATGGCTTCCAGAGTGGCGCGTAACAGTAGGTGATGATGTCTATACGACTGTCACCTCTGTGTCCTTTGCATCTGGTCGCTTAGACATCGATCGGCAACCCACAGCAGGTTACTGTCAAGTACAGATAGTCAATGCCGATAACTCACCTTTCACCATCAATGTTACAGAGCCAGTTACCCTAGAGCTTAAGAATAGCGGTGGCACATATGTCACTGTATTCGGTGGCGAGGTATCAGACTTTAACATTGGTGTCAGAAGTCCAGAAGAATCAGGCTATGTAACTACTGGCACAATCTTGGGCATTGGCTCACTGGCTAAACTTACTAAGGCTGTTTATAACACAGCACTTGCAGAAGCATTAGATGGTGCACAGATTGCAGCCATCTTAGGTAATGCCCTAAGCCTCCCATGGGCAGAAGTTACTCCAACAGTTACATGGGCAACCTATCCTGCTACTACAACATGGTCAGAGGCTGAATCATATATTGGCACTATTGATACAGGCTTCTACACAATGATTGCCCTTGCAGCTAGTGCAACTGCCAAGTCTCAGACCCTTGCAGATCAGATTGCGACTAGCGCACTTGGTCAGGTGTATGAGGAGAAGGATGGAGATGTTTCCTATGACGATGCAGACCACAGATCTAACTACCTTGCAGCTAACGGCTTTACTAACCTTGACGGGGCGTATGCAACACCAACCTCTATCACTTCCACAACTCAGATTGCTCGCATCCGTAACAGCCTTATCTACAAATATGCCACAGGATACGCCTCAACCTACAGTACCTCTGACACGGACTCTATAGCCTCTTACGGGCTCTTTGAGCGTTCTGTAGAGTCCAACATTAAGAACCTTGCAGACATAACTAACATTGCCTCTAGAGAGCTTGAATTGCGTGCAACGCCACGAGCATCATTAGGTGCTATTCGCTTTCGTTTAGATAATCCAGACATGCCTAGTGCGATGCTTGACAGCCTTATCGGGGTCTTTTTTGGTCAGCCAGTGCTAATCAACAATCTGCCTAGCAACTTACTAGGTGGAACCTTTGATGGCTTTGTGGAGAATGTGGCACTTAACGCTACGCCTACATATGTGGACATAACTCTCTATGTCTCAGCTACAGACTTCTCACTTAGTACGACTCAATGGGAAACAGTGCCTGCATCACTAATCTGGACAGGCGTAAATGGTACACTTACTTGGACAAATGCGACAGGAGCACTAACCTAAATGGCACTATCACCGAACTATGAATGGGCTGAGCCAGATAACTCAAGCCTTGTAAAAAATGGCGCACAGGACATCCGCGCATTGGGCGATGCCATTGACACATCTCTCTGGAATGTAGGCTTTGGTCAAGCTGGTAAGAATAAGCTGATCAATGGTGATTTCAACATCAATCAAAGATCCTTTACATCTAGCACAACAGATGGAGCTTATGGCTTTGATCGTTGGCTCATGGAATCATTAAGCGGTGCAACATACTCAGCACAGACTTTTACTGCTGGAGCAGCACCTGTTGCAGGTTATGAGTCTAAGAACTTTGCTCGCATTGTAACAACAGGTCAATCAGGCGCAGGTGTTTACACATTACTAGAACAAAAGATTGAAGATGTTCGTACTTTTGCAAATCAGCCTGTAACTGTGTCATTGTGGGCGAAAGCTGCATCTGCTGGAGCCAAGATTGGTTTAGAACTTTCACAATCATTCGGTTCAGGTGGATCAGCTCAAGTTAATACTGCATTGGGTGCAGTTACTTTGACAACATCTTGGGCGCGTTATTCTTTATCTGTTACTGTACCTTCGATCTCAGGTAAAACAATCGGCACAGCAGATTCACTTACTTTAGGTCTTTGGACATCCGCAGGAACTACTTTTGCAACACGCGCTTCAAGCATTGGAATCCAGACTGCAACAATCGACATGTGGGGTGTGCAGGTTGAGTATGGCTCAAAGGCAACTCCATTTGAGACGGCAACGGGCACCCTTGGTGGAGAATTAGCATTATGTCAGCGTTATTATTACAGAGTACCAGGCGAATTTGAGACAACTGTTGCTCCTTCTGGTTCATCTATTTGTGTGTTGGTTCCTTTGCCAGTGACGATGAGAGTAGTGCCATCGGCATCGACAAATGTCTCAAATGCAAGTTATTCAACTAGCCCAAGCACAAACCAATGGGGGTTAGTCCAAGCACAAATCTCTTGGTCTACAAAATCTGGCACCGTCACTGTTACTCTTGTCAGTACACAAACAACTGGTACTTTACAATTAGGTGCTGCCACTTTTTCTCCAGTACCTAATTCAATTAAAATCGTCCCTGATCGTATCCTAGAGTTCAATGCGGAGTTATAATATGTATGAATCAATAGATATCAATGGAACTACCTACATTAAAAAAACTGTGGGCGAAATGGTTACTATCATTCCAATCAATGAAAGCAACATTGATTATCAAGCTTATCTGAAATCTTCAAATGAAGCCGAAACTAAGTAAGGCAGCAATTCAACTACGCGAGCAATTTGATGACTCGTTCCCAGATCGTGACCGCGCATCGGATGGTTGGATCGGTGATACCCGACACGCTACTCGCAAGTCAGATCATAATCCTGATGAGCAGGGCTGGGTTCGTGCCATTGATGTGGACAAAGATTTATTCAAGGGCGGAAAGCCAGACATCATGGGAGATCTTGCTGATCAGCTTCGTACCTTGTCCAAGTCAAAAACAGACAAGCGTATTAGTTACATCATTTACGATGGACGAATCTGTTCGCACATCCTTAACTGGAAGTGGCGCAAGTACACAGGGGCTAACAAACACACTAAGCACATGCATGTTAGCTTTAAGAAAGAAGCTGACAATGATGGGGCTTTTTTTCAAGTATCTATGTTAGGTGGAGAATAATGAATGAACTAAAGACAGCAGCAGGCTCATGGGCTAGAGCATTCCTAGTAGCAGTAATCTCAATGGCAGCAGCTGGGGTTACAGATCCTAAGGCTCTCATTGCAGCAGGTGTTGCTTCAATCCTTCCACCTGTGCTGCGTTACCTCTCACCTAATGATCCGTCTATGGGCATCAAGAAGTGACACAGTCCGACTTCTTCACGCTTTACCTTGCCACCATTGCAGCTCTTGGTGGCTTGTCTGGCTATGTAATTACCCACCTGTTGTCTGAGATCAAAAGACTCAACACGCGAGTCGATGAGATCTATAACATATTGCTTGACAGGTAAACTTTTGCTATGGCAAGAAAAGCAACTAAGGCACTAGAGGAACAAGGATACTCAAAGCTTGATGCTTATTGCATTGGGCTTTATGAGTATTTCTGCTCATTGAAGCGAGCAGGTTTCGCAGAGGACATTGCTATGTTTATGATTACAGAGCCACAGGCTTACCCTCATTGGATCCTTCCAGACCAAGTAGAGCCTGATAAGTATGGCAACTATGAAGATGAGGATGACGATTAAGCGAATAGTCGTAGTCTCGGATCTTCAGGTTCCGTACCATGACAGGGTTGCTACTCGTAACCTTGCTAGCTTCATCTCTAAGTTTAAGCCAGATCAAGTAGTTACCATTGGCGATGAGATCGATCTTCCGCAGATTAGCAAGTGGGAAGAAGGTCGCATGGGCAGTTATGCCCAGACCCTAGATGATGATCGCAATGAGGCTGTGCAACTTCTCTGGGAGTTAGGCGTGACAGATTGCATCCGTAGTAATCACACAGATCGCCT